GAATCGCCCGGTGTAATAGTATCAGACTGAGAAATAACAAATCCTGCGACTTTACTGAATACATCGGAAAGAGTTATAGAATCAGATTTGTTTAATGTTACAGATTTCACAATCGCATCAACAAGGCTTAAAGAATCAGCTTCATTTAGTCCCATCGATCTTACAATAGCATCGGACAAAATAATGGTGTCAGATTTTGACAAGCCGAATGTTTTTAAATTAGCATCTGTTAATGTAATTGAATCTGATTTAGAAATAACGAAAGTTGAAGTTCTTGCAAATACGTCTGATAACGTAACAGTATCAGATAGACTTACGCTAAGGGCTTGCGCTATCGCGCTTATTGCATTTGATGATATTGGTTGAAATCCTAGCATTAAATAGTCGTAATAGTTTTAATCGTATATCCCGATTCACCTAAATTGTTACAACCTTTTATTCTTAAATAATAGGTTGTTGCTGTTGTAAGCCCGTTGAACGTATCCCAATAGCCAACTACTCTTACGTTGTTAATTGGTACTGCCGGATATGCCGAAATACTGCGATATTTCGCCGTTACGAACGTTGAGAAATCTGCGCTTGTGCTGAGATCCATTGAACAATATCTCACGTTCTGCCAATCGCCGTAATTAGTTATATCAAATCTGAGGGAAGTTGCTGTTATTACTGAAATATTAAACTGTGGGGCGTCCGGCACAACAGCATCTGAAACAAGGTCATCTATTGTCCATTGAAGGTTAGCTCTCGTTGAAGTGTATTCCTTAGAATAAATCATGAAATACTTTCCATTGGATAGCTTCAACTGCGAACCATACCCTAAAGATGGATTGCCGCCTGTTCCCCGGTGATAACTATACACTTCCTGTGGATTATAAACAGGTGTAGCTAACCCGAAGTTTGTATTACCCTTAGATATGTGCATCATTGAAGTGTCGCGGCACTCATAGAAAACATCAAAGACTCCGTCATGAGCATATACAAAAGGAATAGATGGGGCGCCCCCGTTCCACCAGTAAAGAGTGCTTGAAGGTCTCCTTATCCAGGTAGCTCCATAGTTTGTAGATTCAAACGGTATTAACGAACCTGAATTATTTACTCTTGAAAAGGCTAAGAACTTTCCATCACGAAGGTTAACGCCTGCTGTTTCAGAGAAAGGTATCGTTCCATCATAGATAACCCCAACTTCAGAATATGTTTGCCAGTAATCAATAGTTTTTACAATTGAAGTTCTGTAACGTGATGTTGCAGTTTGGTAAATGATATGGTAATATTCTCCAGGTACATCGCCTGTTATCATTGGGCCGTAAAAGTAGCCGCCTGTTAGTTTTGTAATTGTTGACCAATCGAATTGTACTGGCGCAGCAAAAACATTATTCGCATCACCCTTTATGATCCAAATATCTCTCGTTGCGTCTGCGTGAGTAACAACATAAAAGATAATCACTGAGCCGTCATCCATTTGACCACCTGAAACGCCGCTGATATTTTCTATTTCAGAATGAATCAAAACAGGCTCGCTGATAACTGATTCAAGTATTCCTGTGAACGTTCTGTAAAATAATCCACCGCCTGTGGTATGAGTTATTCCCCGCCGATAGTAATAGCTTACCTGATCGGCACCGTTCTGAACCGGGAAGCCAAAAGCCTCATAAGAATTAGATACTATCGGTTGAATATTCTTCATTAGAAATAAAATGTTATTACTACTGCGCCATCGCCACCATTACCGCCGTTGTTTGCTGCTGCACCGCCGCCGCCACCGCCACCGCCAGGTTGCGATCCGTTACCGCCCCCGCCAGTTGCACCGCCGCCACCACCTGAACCGCCTAGAGTCCACACTCCAGTTGCCGTTGCGCTGTTCCCTGTTGCAGCGCCCGTTCCCCCAATTTGGCCACCGCCCCCTACGGCACCATTTGCACCTTGAGTGGTAACGCCACCTCCCCCACCGCCGCCACCGCCATATTCAGAAGTTCCGCCTACGCCGGTAGTATTAGAAACATTTTTACCGCCGCCACCTGCGCCGCCGCCCATATCTGCCTTGCCACCTGCTGCGCCTGTAGTGCCTCCTGTTGCTGTTCCCGCACCTGCGCCGCCTTGCCCTTGTCCACTTGCTCCTACTGCTGCCATTGAACCTACTGAACCTCCAGCAGTGCCATTACCGCCGCTGCCGCTTGTAGCATCTATCCCAAGTCCACCGCGACCTGAAGAAACTATTGTGTTACCTGACCCGTTATTGTTTTTAACTACTGAACCCACTGCGAGGGATTTTGTAGCACCACCCACACCACCAGAACCAACCGTAACTTGAAGTGGAGATGTTAATTCAGATACTTTAAAGTATTTTCTTGACCAGGCCCCGCCACTTCCACCACCGCCGCCTGCGGCTGTTGATGCAATACCTGAACCTCCGGCCCCGCCGCCACCAATTGCGACTATATCAACCCCTACTGCATTAGTAGGTATAACGGCTATATCTGTTCCTGAGGGGTTTAAATATTCAAACACCCATACAGGAGAAGGTGAACTATTGGTATTAAAAAGAGCCGGGATCATGGCAATGCTGCAAAAAGCATCCACTGTACTATTGGCTTCCGTTGCTGTTGTTGATGAGACTGAACCAGCAACCGCTTTGACTCCGTACGCACTCGCTACACCACCGCCACCTGTTCCACCAGTTCCACTATCATCAGAGGCTTCAGTAATTGAAACTAGCGATGAGTTTGTCCATCCTGAAAATTGTGCAGAATTTGAAGCTACCGATTGAGCCGCAATAACCACAACGAGCATATTATCAATAGTCGTTATTCCCCCGGTTGCTGTTAGCGTTGTTGATGCTGTTGTTTTAGGGCCTGCGCTTAGAAATTGAAATGGATCGCCCGTTGTTATGCAGCCTCTAATTACAATACAGTTTGCGGTAGTATGATCGCCACTATCGGCTACTGTTGGGTTTCCCTCAGCCCCCGCACTTCTTTTCCAAAATACAGCAAGCCTATTGGCTGCTGCTGCTGCGGCTGTGCCGTTCCCTGGTTGGGGGCCAATCTGAGTATAGCCGCCCGTTGTCATTGTAATTGCCTGGTTGGCTGATTGAGCAAATACTAAAATAATATCATTGGCTACATTAGTCGGAATTGTTGGCGTTACCGCCCCGGTTCCTGTTGCTGCCGTTCCCGCCTGAACAAAAACAGGAGCCGTTGGCATTTTCCCAGGTATGGTACAAAAAACATCTTTAGTTCCTGAAGCAAGCGTAACCACGTTTCCAGAATTGCTGCTAGCTTTAATTACGTCTCTTGAAAGTGTATCCGGTGAAGCGTCCGTTACGGTTCCTATTCCCACTTCCCAGGCATTATTTGTATTGTCAATGATTGCATAATAACACTGGTTGCCTGTCCCAATTCCCGAAACAAATGTTTGGTAATTGGTAGCAGCACCGTCTAGGTTAACCGTTCCCGTTCCTGTCGTTGTCGTTGTTTCTTTTACCCTATCTGCTAAAACAAATGCCATTAGCTATAAGTTAAGGTCCAGCTTATTGATAAAGAATCAGAAGCACCCTTGTTCACAACTGAAAACGATGCACTCATCCACATATTAACAGTGTTGGCTGTCACTATATCAAAAACTCCCGCCTCAGTGATTGCGCCCGTACCATCACCAGCGGCCCAATCGCCGACCATTGTTACTACATTGTTTAACCTTGTCTTGCTTGTTAAAGCATTTCTATCTATCTCCGTTCCGAGAAGAGTACCTGATGGTGTCCCTGTTCCTATTGCCATCCATCCCGGTTTGGCAAGAGTAGGAGAGGCTAGTATTTGATCAGCAGAACCGTTCTTTCCCGCTGTTGTCACAGTGTTATGAACGTCTCTGATCTCCTTTATTTCACCATTAGCATTTCTTAACTCAAGATGCATGTGGTATGATGGCAATTCGGAATCAATGAATCCTTTATTGAGTTTCATCGTTACCTGGTCTGATAGTTTTGCTTGTTCTTTTATCATTGTATTATGATTGAATCATTAACTTAATCTTATTTTAACTGCACCCGCAGTATGATATAAACCGTTTATTGGAACTCCACCTATTGCCGCTGCTGCATCATCAGCAAAATCACCAAGTCCATTGAAAACGTGATTGCCTGCGCTATATTCGATTTGGTTCTCAATTGCATTTCCTTCAATTTCTATATGATTGACATTATCAAAAGCTTCAAGATAAAATTCATATAGTCCCTGATCGGAACTTGATTTTAAATATAAGTTAGCATACCCTAGACCATCATTAGAGAAAACCTGAGTTTCTTCAAGCGTTGCCGTTCCGACTATTTTGAATCTTGGGAAACTAGGGGTATTCTGAATTTGAAAATCATGCCCCGCAATATCTACTCTTCTGTCCGCAGACAAACTTCCATCTCCCGTATAGATAGTAACACCTCCACCCCCTCCGCCAGTAAACAACGCATTTAGTTTGCTAATAAAATCGGCTGCATCAGTAACAGCAACATCATTGACAATAAAGTCTGTTGGGTCAGGATTCTCAAACCTCATTAATCCAAACTGCAAATAAAGTTTCCCTTCAGAATCATAAGAACATTCAAAGGCGTCAGTATCCGATTTTAATTCTTGCTGTACCGACTCCTGAACAGGGTCAACATAAATTAATTGAACATAATCGCCGGATGTATTTATTTTGATCATTTCATTTTCTCCATTATGAACGGTTCGATAATATACTCCAGAACGAACGCCGTTAGTAGCGCAGTTTCAACAAACCTTAATACGAACCTGAACAGTAAGTAAAGGCAAGCGATGATCATTAGGCGAATGATTGTTACTCTCATATAGTTACGATTTGACGGTTAACACGTTGGTTCGGAAATATGACAGTTGTCGTTTGTCTCTTAGGTATCAATCGGCCTTCAGCATTTCTCTTAGCCACATAAGCAACACTGCAGCGACAATTGATTGTGCTGGCTGCGCTTGCACGAGGATCACCAGGGAACTCTAAGCGATCGCCATTGCGAATATCCACAAACACATCACCCTCATTGATCGTCACTCCATCCAGTAACACATGATTAGCATGATCGCTCGGACGAAGACCGCGCACCCTATTGTCTTCTGCTGATATCCACTCCTTGTTCTGTTCGAAGGCGAAGGTTGAACTCTGCGCCTTCGCTCCAACATTGGCAGCCCTGTTTACTTCTGTTCTTACTATCCGCGCTGCTTGCATCTTAGTGAACGGTAATGATTCTATGCGCTTCACCGTTTCATCAATACTCCAGCCTTCTGTTATTGCTTGGTTCAGTACTTTTAGTAACTCGTCTCTTGTTGTTCTACTCACTTCAAAGGTTATCTTTTCAATCAGGAATCTGTTAAGATAATCAACTATGAATTTTGTCCACGTAGGATTAAAGCCAAATGAAGCCTTCACTTGCATATCTATTATAAGTTCTTTCTCCAGTAAAAACTCATTATTATAACCATACCCCTTAAAAACATTTGACTTTATTGAACCATTTTTTCTTACTTCGTCCCTCATCCTTGTATAATTCATCTGCGCATGCTTAAGCCCAACATCAACATAAAGCTGTCGAATGATTAATTGTAGCTTAGGATTGTTCAACACATGACTTAAATAAACTTCACCTGCTCTTATGCCATGCTGTTTGATCGTTGGCACCAATCCATCCGGGATAAGTACATCTTCAACTTTAGGCTGATACTTCTTTTCATATCGCCTGTTGACAGTTATGAATGTGTTATGAAATGCTTGCCGGTTCAATGTTCAATCTTTTCTGTTTGCCATTCGGCTATTAATCTTTTACGAATATTGTTTCTTAACCTCGTTATCGTTGCTTTCTCTGCGCTGCACCATGTTCCCCTCTGTTCTGCTTTGCTTGCCGGTATGCGCTCATATACTACTTTCTCAATTTGCTGCAGTTGCTGCTGGCTTAGGTTTTCCATTTGTCGAAGGTTGTTGTTGTCCATTACCCGCCATCCCCGCAAGCGTTGAGTCAATCATTCCTTGCAACGCTTGGTCTGTCTGGCTCGCCTGGAAATCACTAAGCGGCACCCATCCACCCTGCGATTTAACCCACAACTCTTGCGACTCTTTAGTGTTAAGCTGATCCACTCCCAAGTATTCACGCTGCTCATCAGGACTTAACAATATCATCTTATCAAGCCATGTTGCTGTTGTATCCTGATCATTGGTAAGCTCAGGGAAACATTCAGTTTCATAGTCGATATAAATATTCTGCCCCTTGAATCCCCAATCAGTAGTTATCTTTCTGTTTAGTGCATTGCGCCGGGAAGTGAGTAAAGGAATCGCCGATCGTGTTGTTAATGCTTTCTCTGCTTCCTTCATATTGTTGTAAGTCTTCGCTGTCAGTCCTAACAATTCAGGAGGCACCCCATAACCATTGCAAAACATTATAGCGTCCCACTTTTCGGAATCAATGATTCCTAACTCAACAGGAGTGCGACCAAGTTGAACGGCTCCCATTGGAATGCCACTAACCGCAACACGACCCTCAACGTGTGCCCCCCTCAACTCAGGAGACATCAGCCGCGCCTTGATTGCTTCGGCCTGCTGTTTACCCTCTTCAGCACTGAAACGAGAATCATTAACGTAAATCAATTCTTCCATGCCACCATTCTGGAACTTCGAAATAGAAGCCTCCTTCGCATAGTTGTTTCTTGTTGTATTACGAAGGAACGACCTCAAAGGACTGAAGCCATATAACTGCTCACCGTTAATATTCCAGTTAGGGTTGCTGTACAATTCATGAAGTACTTGAGTCGCATCAAACTCCAATCCCCACATCATAAGTTTATACGATGCAGGCCGCGCCGGAAATTGATTTGTAATTCCTATGGTTACAAGATGCGCCGGTAAGTTCCATAGCTGATTCGGTATGCCTTGATTAGCGCCGCCTCCAAGTAAATCACCCCACATATAACAATCGCCAGTAAGAAGTTTATACAATGCACCGTATGTAATAAACTCTTCGAATGTGTCGCCATCATTAGGGTATTTTAAAAGATCAGCCAGCTTTCCGGTTTGCAGATTGGTGTTTGTTATAGGTTCAAGAGCTTCGTCCTTTAACTGTAATGCTTTCTTATAATCCTTAGATGAAATATCCTTCATCTTCATGAGCATGTTGTAAGTGTCAAGTTTCTTCACATCAGCGATCCGGTATAAACTCCAATAAGGCAAACGTACTTTGTCAAGGATTAAGTTGATGACGCTGTAGATAATATCATTAACGTTATAGCCGTTCTGAATGTAAGATTGCTTATTGTCAGCAGGCATGATGAGGCGACCGCCAGCGAACTGCACCGGGAATGTTTGACCAGTGAATGGAGCAGCTTTCTGCTCAAGTTGCTGAATTAGTTGCTTGCCTAATATTAATCGTTGTATGAAGTTCATGTTAATCTTAAAAAAGAATCTATATTTTTCTTAGCATCATTAATCGCATGTTTCTCGCTTTGTAACTGTGAGCCATCGATCGTTCTCCCATCAGTATAATAGGTATCATTGAACTTAAACATCCAACAGAACCCTTTCGTAACCGGAACAGCAATAATCTTAATATCCTTATATACTTCTTCTATCATGCTGCTGCTACTACAAATTGAGGTTTAAGATCGAACCATTCCCGCATCATTATCGTATCTGCAAAATCAGGGCTGCGCCCGATCAATTCTTTTACTTTATCCTTCGGCATAACTGCCCTCTTGCCATCCTTATCCATGTTGTATTGTTTAACCTGTTCTAATTCTTCAATGATCTGCGATTTTATACTATCATCGTTGCACTCTATATACAATCCACCTTTATTTATTCTTTCAGCCAAATGGAAATAACATTGCGATTTTAGATTAATGAAATTCTCTGGCATCATTGCATTCTTTTCAACCGGCCTGCTATTATTCACGAATCCCTTACACTTCAAAATATCAACAACGCCACCTCCTACACCATCCTCATCACACAACGTTGAACTATTACCGATCTTAAATTGCGCCTGAAACTTCTTTACTTGCTCTGCTGTCTGGCTAACAGATAAGCCATTGTAAGAATAAAGACGCACCCCCCAGCCAGTCCACACGCCGATAACGGTTTTGTCCGTGCCAAATCGGGCAACATCGCAAGTGATATAATTACTCCCACTAACAGCAATCCAGGTATTACTAAAGCAATCAAGTATCTTTTCATAATCAATGAGCGTTGCCGGATCTTCTGAATATTCCCAATTGCCATAAAGCAATCTTTCTTTCTGTGGACCGTTGCTCATGTTGCGTAAGCTATTCACATAAGCAGCCGATATGTACGGATTGTCAACAGCGAGTGCAGGAATAAACTTTCTCCTTCCTGGCAACCTATTCTCTTTATCTGGCCTGTAGAAATCATAGTAAGGCCAACTCTTAACAGGATTGGTAACATAAAGTGCTTTTGGTATCAATCCCCACTTGTCAAGCCCGAACCTGCAACGAGTAAGCAGAGTTTCTTTTGCCTTCGTTGTTATCTGCCCGCACTCATCAATGAAAATATCTGTAATTTCTAACGAGCCAAGCTCATCGAAATCTGGATCAGCCGGGTATTGGTACAAGTCTCTGAGATAAATCAATGATCCGTTTTGAAATTGAATACAGTTGGCGTTTTCCTTATCCCATGGGCCAGTCAGATCGAAATGCTTGCCTCTTTTTAATCCTTGCATTGCTGCTATTTCAAAGAACGTTTTAAGCGTTGTATCTTTTAAAGTTTTAAATACTGCCCTGCCGATCAACCCCCTGCTTCCAGGGTATTTAAACCTTTGTTTCAACTGCCAGTAGCAACCTAAAGAACTTTTCCCCGGTCCCGCTGCGCCTCCGAAAAGAACTTCCTCTGTCTC